AGAGAGGCTTCTCACGTTTTAGTTAGGCTGCGAGTTTAGCCTTTGCTTCTCGTGCCAATTCTAAAAATCTTTCCTCTTGATCTTCTGTGATCTCAGCAAAAGTTTTAACTTTTAAAACTTCTAGCATGTGGTGGACGTAGTCTTGAGACGCCTTATCTGGGCTATCGTAAAGCTCATGAGCAATGTCGATTGCTTCTTCACGCGCAGATCGCTCTTTTTTCTTGCCTGCAGGTTTTTCTGTTTTTGTTTCCTGCTCGAGAGGAACGTGTTCTTCTTTTTCTTGAACAGGATCAGACTTGTCTTCGCTCAAATACGGTGTTTTGAACGTCTCCACCATCTGCTCCATCTCAGAGATAATCTCTTCAAGACTGTCTCCCATAACTGTGATTTTAAGTCCCATGTCCAACTCCTTATGTTTTTGCTTGGGGGTTTAGTTTGATGTCCGTTTCGCCAAAGATTGCAGACAAGCCTTCGGTTTTACGCATGATCGCGCTAACGATCATTTCATCCAATGAGTTCTCCAGAACCATAAATCTTGCCAAGACAGCGTGTTTCTGTCCCATGCGAGACGCACGTTTAGCTGCTTGGTAATTACTTTTTGGGGTCCATGAAGGCTCTGCAATTATGACGTGGTTTGCTGCGGTGAGTGTTAGTCCTTCCTCGCACTTTTGCATCTGTCCAATAAAGACACGAGTGTTTGGGTCATTCTGAAACGCATCAACGCTTTTTTGGTCTTCGCTATCTGATGTCCGACCGTCAACTAAGACCGCACCAAATTCTTTTAACCCCGAAAACAGAACATCCAAAACGTCTCTATGCCACGCAAAAATTATGCGTTTTTCAAAATTACCTGCTAACTCCTCTTCCACCAATTGCAAGATTTTAGGGGCTTTAATTAGCCCTAGCAATCGTCTTTCTGTAGCTAAATCAACAACTTCGCTGTCTAATATCTGCAGGATTTCGTCGTCAGAGTTCGCGTTTTTTAGCAAATTTTGCAGCTTATGCGTTGTTTTGTTCAAGCCTTGCTTGTAAGCGTCATTAGGCAAATCACTTATTGGTAGAATTGTTTTACCAAACGTTAACGGCGGCAGGGTGTCGTCAATGTTTCTTGAGATGTAGATTTTCTCCAGCATCTTTTTAACCACGTCTGTGTTTTTCGAACCAACGATAGACCGCCCAAATCGTGTCTCTTTGACCTCACAAAATTTGTCTTCGAAACCCTCTTGCGTCAGATAATTACCTTTTTCTGTCTTGATCAGCTCTGGGAAAAATCTCGCAATGTGTGGGTATAGTTCACCAGCATGGTTAGGCGCAATGGTTCCAGACAAAACCCACCAATGCGTCTGCGGGTGCGGATTATTCTTGTGAAGATCACCATAAATGGCTCTTGTCCGCTCTGAGTGAACTGTCTTGAGCTTGTGGCCTTCGTCTAGAATGATCGCATCATATTTACGAGACACAACAAAAGCACGCCAAGCGCTGTTTTTGTCACTCATCTTGTCGTAGTTCACGATGTGAATGTGCGGGTCGTTGGTGTTTTGTTTTGCCACTGCAGGGGTGTCAACAGCTATGAATATTTTTGGGACAGGCACGTCTTGCCCGCTCCAGAACATTTCAAACTCACGCTTCCAGTTTGTGCGCAAGACAGCAGGGCAAATCACAAGTATACGTCTCGCGCCAACTTTTTCAGCAGCCCGGACAGCTTGAGCGGTTTTACCCACCCCCGGCTTGTCTCCAAGAATGAAAGCATTGTTTTTGGCAGCAATGAGCCGCTCAACACCTTCGACTTGGTGCTGCTTCAAAGTAAGCGCACCCATTACAGAAGACCTTCGGCAAATCCATGGGCCAAAAGCAAAGCTTCGGCACGTCCATGGTCTTTCTTACGCTGCAGCATTGGTGCGCTTTTTGGATAAAGCTGAATAGCTAAAATCCGAGACGCGTCTTTGTCAGCTCCATTAAGTTTTAATTTGCGTTTCCACATAGCAGGCTGAACAAAAGTCGTGGGGACGTCTGCATATGCGGCGAAGGCTTTGACCATCCCGAAAGCGGTCCCAAACTTAAAGGCTGAAGACGAGCCGTCTCTAGGCATAGAATGAACCTCTTCTATGACGCAGTGATCGGCAGGCAGTAAATCTTTAAAGTTTCTGGCAAAGATATTCGTGACGATCACGTTTTTACCTTTGATCTTGGCAACAGGCGGGTCAAAGAATTTTGTTGTGTTGTTGTCTGTGTCTAGCAAACACAAAGCACCACTAGCGCCGGGATCAATCCCAATGATTTTAGACACGTTCGTACCCCGCAATCATGATCTCGTCTGCGACTTCGCGTGTGAGAATATCTTCAAGAACTGCAGTTTTTAGAATTGCTGCAGCCCAGACAGGGGGAACTGTTTTTCTGAACTTCCACATACGCATAGCGTTGGCTTCTGGGGGTTTTATGCCGTGAAAACGCATTGCATTGCGCAAAGGACGGGTCCCACCAAACATATCTACTACGTCTAACAATGTGGCTGTGCGGCTATTGCCGTCTACGTCATTAATAGTCATTTTTGTTTGCTTTTGTTGTTTTCGTTAACCTACAAAATGAATAAAAACGTAACAATCTGCAACGTTTTTGTTGAAATCTGTAGGTGGACCACGTATATGTGAAGCATACAAAAACATCACAAGTTGTGACGGTTATAAAAAGAGAAAGAAAAAAGGATGGCTAAACGAGGGATAAGAAAAATGGCTCCGACTGAAGGGTCTACGGGGTTCCAGCGGCTAGAAATCGCTAATTTTTCCAGACGCTTACATGAGATCATGATTGAGAAAGGACTAAGTCAGTCTGATTTGGCTCGTAAGATTTGGGGTACAATTGAGAACAACCAAGGGTACACAGTCGCTAAAAATCGTGACAGAATTTCTGTTTGGCTGCGGGGTGAAGTTATTCCAGACGCCAGAAACATGAAAATGCTGGCCGAAGCTTTGGACACTGAGCTGGAAGATTTGGCCCCAGATATCATGGCGGCAACCGTAGACAGGGAGTCTCCTGAAATCAGTATGAACATGATTGCAGGTCACAGTGACAAAGTTCACCTACATATCAACAAGCTACTCCCCTTTGTGCTTGCTTCTAAGATTGTGCAAATGATCGCGGACCAAGAAAACAATGGTTGAATGGATTACAGACGAGCAGGCTGCAGAAATGATCTGCAGATCACCTGCGACTATCGCCAATTGGCGGCGTCTGGGTAAAAAGAAGCCTAACGGTGATCTGGATTTCCTGCCTTACCTGAAAGGGCGTCCAGTCATGATACGTTTGTCGGCTTTTATGGACTTCTTAGACAGACATGAGGAAACAAAATGGCTCACGCCCGAATTATCAACCCAAAGCTCAGACGAAACAGAACTGGAAACTGGGAAATTGCCTACACAGAACAAGCCAGCCCGACCAGCAGAGCATATACGAGAACAATCTCGACGCGCACGTCTTGCAACGACACGGCGCAGGCAATCTTCGATGAATGGCTCATATCTGAACAGATTTTAGCAGAAGTCCGGTCTACACCGACCATTGACGACATTCTAGACGTTTACGCAAAAGGCAAAGGCATCAGTGAAAGCCAGATGTGGGCTTTAAAAAATGTACGTACCTTTTTTGGTAAAATGCAGTTTGGCGCGGTCAATTATGTAGACATCGAACGATACAAAGCTCAGAGGCTGCGGCAAGTAAAACCGAGCACAGTCAGACGAGAGCTGGGCGCTTTTTCAGCAGCTCTTAACTATGCTCCTAGACGTATTTTACCCCCAGACGCAGTCTTGCCGCTCATAGACCTACCCCCAGCGAGTAAACCCAAGGATTATTTTCTTACCGAGGAAGAAGAAGCTCGCTTTCACGCAGAAGCCTGCGGACATAGTATTGGTCAACCCAGATTGACGCGCCTCACCAGATTTGTTGCGATTGGTCTTGATACTGCAGCTCGTAGGTCTGCTATTGAGGGTTTGACGTGGGATAGAGTTAATTTAGACGCTAACACAATAAATTTTCGTGACCCAAATCTACCAACCACAAACAAGAGACGAACCGTTTTGTCTATCTCAAACAGACTGCGGCCAACACTAGAACGTGCTTATAAAGAGAGAAATTCCAGATTTGTGATTGATCAGGGTGCGATTAAAACCACTTTTACGACTTTTATTAGTAATTCTTCTTTCCCTAATGTTACCCCCCATGTGATGCGCCATACATGGGCCACTTTAGCAGCTCGTCGAGGGGTCTCAATGTGGCGTATTGCAGGGGTTATGAGCGATTCCATCAAGACTGTGGAAAAGAACTATTTGCACCATGCGCCAGAGCACCTTCAATCGGCTGTTGATAGAGAATATTAAAATTTTTTGAAAAAAGTTCTTGCAAAAGCATTACAATCTGTTACTCCTATATTTGTTGGTTAATACAAACACCAAAAACAGACAACAAACAAAAGGACATGAAAATGCCAGACGTAGACGTATTAAAAGCCGTGCTTGGGCAAGCGATGAACGCACCCGGTGGCCTGAAATCTGGAAACAAAAAACCGCAAAGCCTTGAAGCTGAGATTGCCGAACTTGAAGAAGTCGCCGCAGCGTATTTAGCGGCAAATCCCTTCAAAGTTGGCGACCTTGTGACCCCGCGACCAAACTCTCCGATCAACTCCAATGGTGAGCCTCACATTGTTCTTGAAGTGCTTGAAACGCCAATCCGTACTTTCACTAAAGGTGACGGCGATCATGCGTCTAGCGGCTACGGCCAAGCACTAAATGTGCGTGTCATTCACATGACTGACGAAGGGGCCATTACCGCACACTGGTTAGAGCATGGGAGCCTTATTCCGTTCAACCAAAACACTTCCTCACAAGATTAATCACTAAGACCCTGAAAAGGTGAGGCTTTTCAGACTTAACACATGAACTTCAAAAGATGGAGCAATTAAAATGAATGTACTAGAACAGTTCACCAAAGCGTTAACAAAAGAACAGCTTTGGGACAACATCGACACTGATATCGAGCACAAAGGCAACAAAATCACGTTGCCAGACAGCCCAGATAAAATGCCTTTGCGTGAAGCAATCAAGACGCTTGAGCGTAAGGCCGAAGACGAAGAAACATTGATGGACGTTCATGAAGTCCTTGAAGCGTACCCAGAAGACGCGCTTGTGGCTTTCTATGAGTGTATGCGGGAAAAATATGGTTGGTCTTCACCAAAGCCAAAAATGACCTTCTTTCTCTT